AGCCTTATAATCAGAATAGTTGTTATAGCCCTCTACGGTGACCTTGATAACTTTATCCTTAAGCTTTGCTAGGCCTTGTTGAATCTTCTGTATGCCCCAGGCAGTCATATCATGAAGAAATACCTTTACATCATCTTTCGCCTTCTTAGCAAGTACACCAACAGCTAATGTTACCGCGGCCAATACTGCAAGTGCTGGATGTTTACCAAGTAATTTTAGTGGCACTTTAGCCATAGGACCTAATTTGCCTAACTGACCACTTATGCTACTTAATCCCTTAGATGCTAAGTCTTTTATCTCAACTGGTATCTTGTTAGATTTTTTCAATCCCTCAACAAATGATTTCATCTTTTTAGACACACCTTCAACCTGCTTATTGGCATCTTTAGCATCCAGTTTTAGCTTTTTATTGCCTTTCAGACTCTTGTCAAAGTCCTTCTGTGCCTTGGCTACTTCCTTAGTCTCTTTCTGAAACTTCTTAAGTTCTGCCTGCATTCTTTTAAGCTCTTTTGTCATTAAATCTTCAGTCTTAAATCTAGCTTTCAGTTCGCTTGTATTAGTTGCCATTTTTTACCCCCTTTCTCCCATAAAAGGGCAAAATTGATTTTGTTTATCTTCAAGCCTATCTTCTATTTCCTTGAATAGAAAGGCCTTCATCATTCGATATTCTCCAATATCTGTTTTTTTCTTTTGGTAAACTTCGGATGGAGTCAGATTTGCGTACTTCCAGAAATAGTAGAAAGTACGCAGTTCATCATCCACCTCTATTAGTTTTTTATTTCATCTTCCTTTGGCACATTATTGATTAGGTTGTCGTAGGCCATGAATAGTGTGTCTATCTCGTCCGGAGTAAGAAGCACTAGTACCAGATCAGTAGGAGTACCCACTTTGAACTTGCTTATTAGCTCTGTATTCTTAAATAAGGCTTCCCCTTTGTAGAATATTGAATAAACAAGAGTTAGTAACTTTCTTTTCCTGTTATTTTCGGCCATCTGTAGCTTGCCTTTATCAGCCATCTTAAGCTTATAGCCATAGTCTTCTAGCTCTGCTTCCTGTTCCAGGCTCATCCTACGCATCTCTACTATGAAAGGTTGACCAAACATAGTAGATAGGCTGCTTATTTCTATCTCTTCCTTCTTTACAAGGAAATCATCTCTATCCTTGCTTAGTAGTAGATCAATTAAATTAACATTCTTTTCACTCATAACCATAACTATCTCCTTATATTAAATCTATTGGCTCAAAATCATCAAATGTGAATGGCGCTTCCACCTTGCCCACTTCTCCATTTTTGAAGTCAGCAAGTGTTAGATCATCAAACTGCACACCCTTATACCTGATTCTTTCAGCTCCTACATTATCTGGGTCATCTAACTTAGATATTGCTTCAAAGTAGATAGTCTTCTGCTCCTTCATCCTAAGACCAATTAACTTAGTCATTCTTGATGATACCTTAGTCATAGTGCAAGATCCTTTACCCTCTGCTCCTGTAGTCTTGTGCGCATCCATCATTTTCCTCGGCCTAGGCACTGCTGCCTTTTTAAAGTCTATCTTAGCCTGGAAGCCTTCAAGCTCAGCCACATACTCACCATCAAGCCATAGCTCACCAAACGTACCACTTATACCATCAGTACCTAATATTTCTTTTATCTGTTCTTTGTTTGTATCTGCCATTATTTAGCCCCCTTTTAAACGTTTATGTTGATGTAGAAGTCTTCCATAGCGTCTACACCCTTTAGCTTAATAGCAATAAATACCTTAGACTTAGTATTAGCTTCCTTAAGCTCCTGTTCTGACAGTGAATCTACATCTGCCCCTATTTCCTTCAGATATTTCTTCTGTGTATCCAAATCAATACCAACACTATGCCCTCTTTCAATTATTCCATCTCTTGCCAGGTCTTCTAAGAAGTTACTAATCTCTGCTATAAGCAGGCACTTATTATCGTAGTTATTGGCTACTTTACCTACATAATAGTTAGATATTGACTTCTTGATAGAGTTATTTATGAACTTATAAGTTCTTACAAGTTTTATCTTCTTGAATGAATCACCTTCATTACCTGTAGGTGTTGTAAGTGATGTAACACCTCTAGCAATTTTGATATTGCCACCCTCTTTTGTCAAAATCAACTTACCACCATCAATTAGCTGATTCTTTTCTTCCTTGGTCTTCTTAGGAATAGTGCTAATAAATGGTACATTAGCATGCGTTATCGACTGTGTAAGCGGTGTACCTGCGCATAGCCCACAAATAAACGGCAGTAGCTTAGCTGCTGTATAAGTTACATCACCTTCCTTGATGTCTTCAGTCGCAAACTCTATGACATCACTAGAGTTTGAAGGCTTAGTAGTTGTGATTACCAAATTTGCATCATAGCCGACATCAGGTAACTTCTTTGCGATGAACTCAATCAACTTAGGGTTATCTGTCTGGTCTGTTGCTTCAGGCATGCACAAATAGTTAAACTCATAGTTTTCAAGCATATCCAGTGCAGTATCTAGTGTGTCTGCCCCATTTATCGCGTATACTATTAACTTAGTAGGCGTGAAATTTCTTTCTTCAAGAACTCCACCAACTCTTACATCCTGAACATTGCCTATTAAGGCCTGCTTCATGTAGGTAAGATTTTCTGCCTTAAACTTAGCGCCCTCTAAATCCTCTAGTGAAGTGTATTCAGATAGGCCCTTTGCCGTGCCATCTTTTAAAATAAGACACACAACTCCAGTGCTGGCCCCCTCTAAGGCCTTCCTCTTTATTTCTTTAAATACAATTTTAAGCTCTGTTAAGCCCATATATTATACCTTCCTTCCTCTTCTTCTCAATCTATCCCCATACCTGATATTAACTTCCTCTAACAGATCAAATTTATCTTGAACTTCAATGCCGATATTATTATTAATCTCTTTCATAACATACTCATCTACCTTATCAAAATAAACTTGTTCATGATAGCTTACCGATATACTAAAATGTAGGGTATGACCCACTTCATCTTTTAATATCAGGCCATCTATCCCAGATATGTGAATATATCTTCTTCCAACTTTTATGCTCCTTGTAAATGTCCTTTCCATTAGGTCTTTTAGGTTATATAAGCTAGCCTTAGCCGTCTTGTTGCCGTTGCCTGGAAAATACCTTATGTCTATTACAAGGCTTTTTTTATTGAAGTGTAAATTTACTGACTCTGAATCTGATGTATTTATATCAATAAAAAAGCAGCTACCCTTATCTAGGTATAACTGCAGTTGTTCGTCATCATCTGTAATTTTACACTTGTATTCAGTATCTTTGATGGCATCATAGATCATGTTTGATACTGACTTTATTAGATCGTTTACTTTAATCATTATCTCCCACCCATCAAATCATCTAATATCTTCTTTCCCTCTTTGTCTAGTGTGGCTTTTCCTTTCTTCATTGCGTTTCTAAGCATGAATTTACCTGGTACGAATAGTATTTTACCCCCATCACTTCGTACTGCCTTACGGCGCTTTCTAGATACTGAAAGACCCATACCTGCCCTTGTCCTATGACCATACTCAACATCCCAGGCATAAAACTCACCTTTTGATTGGGCATCATTGTATATCTCAACAGCATTGCCCATATCTCTTACCTTCCAACTTCTTCTAAGAGTACCAGCAGTTAATGCCTTAGAGTCTTTGTTAACTGGAGTATTCTCTATAACATCCCTTAATACTTCACTGGCTACCTTAGTCTTAAGCCTGTTAAATTCTTCAGGGACCTTCTTTTCAATGGTATCAAGTCTATTCATAAGGTCATCTAGGCCCTCAAATTCAAAACTCATTACTGTCTCTCCTTTAGGGTTACTGGTATTTCAAGGTGTGATGGCCACTTAAATGGTATACCTGCTATGCACTCATAATTCCTACCTAAGTGGGTAATAGATAGCATATCGCCTTCCACTACATCCTCTTCAGGCCTCGTATATACGATATAGTCAATTACAAGTGTTTCGTCATGGTATCCCGTATTGGCCTTATCAAGCTCACAAGCCACATTAGATTTAATTGTTTTCTTCTGCATGGTAGTAAGATGTGAATCACTATCCTCTACCTCTACATGCCTGATAATATCCATCCTGTCATGGTAGGTACTAGCTAATATATCTGATTCTCTCACCTAGTTACCCCCATTCATTCCAATAGTTCCTAACTTTTTGAATCTAGTAAGGTGTTTTTTATACTTAACGATTAAATCATCAATTGATGTTATCTTAGTATTGGTCCCTACATTATATTCAATCTTGGTATTGCCCCTGGTGATGGCCTTTACCTCACCAGTATTCTGGTTATCTTGACCACCACTTGACAGCGCCTTATTATATTCACCCATCATCTCAACTATTACAAGTTCTAAGTCAGCTGGAATATCATCCCTGTTGCAGAAGTTCTTAATCTTTTGAATAAGGATATCAAGAACGAGAGATATTGTACTCTCATTCTCTAATGTATCCTTGCCTAGTAAGATTTTGAGTTTTGATATAATTCTCTCGTTCATTCTATCACCTTCCTATACTATGCGCCCTTTACCTTACAAGTAAAGTTTACAAGTGCCTTAGGCTCAATTACCTTAGTACCATATACAAATAGCCCCTTAACCGCATCAGCAAAAGTCTTTTCAGGTCTGTAAGATTCTATTTCTGTAATCTGACCTGCGTAAGTTATGGCCTGTTCTGTACCTGCCATGATAGAGTACTTGTTGGCAGCCACTGGTACATTATTTGACATTCTTAGCGTGAAGCCTGCTACATCTGCACCATCAATTACACCATTAGCTAATACCTTAAAGTCCTTAGTAAATCTTGGATCCTTAGATAGCATACCTAAATACCAAGCTGGTATAATAGCAAATCTACCTGCTCTTGTTACGTTATTTTCATCAAGCTTAACAGCTAAATCTACTAGCTGGTCATACGCATTAGCTACTTCTACATCTATTGGTGTGGCTGTAGACCCTACCTTGATGCCTGCATCTTTCACAAAGCTAGCTATATGCTGGTCAATAACATCACCTATAGCGTATGATGCTCTATCCATCGCTTTGTCTACCAGCTTAACATTAGCCTGTGCTGCATCTATATCGTCCACCTTAAAGTTGAAGTACTTAGCCTTGTCTATTACAAGTTCCTGTTGTGTTGATGTTACTTCTTCAGGATCTGCCAGCTTCTTAGGTGCGCCATCACCAGTTAGATAATCCTTAATAGTAATTGGACCTATCTGATTAATCTTAACCTTATCTCCCAGCTTCTTGATTTCACCTTCGTAGTCATGATTAACTACATCTGCATATACTAACTTCTTATCTAAGTTTGCCTGTAGCCTAGCTGACCACAGCGTTGGTATAAAATTCTTTATTGACATATTCTATTCTCCTTCTTTTATAATTTCATGTCTTTTATGGCATCCCAATTTGCATTGATTTCTGCAACAGACATGCCCCTTAGACTATCTGAAGATATCGTAGTATTCTTGTCAGTAGTCTTGGGTGTTTTTCCTTTTAACCTTTCATTGACTGCATTTTCAACTGCTATATCAAACTTTTCTTTAAATAGCTTGATATTTTCATTTGTGGACTCTGCATTTTCGCCCATTAAAAAAGAGCTAAACTCAACATCAAGCCCTTGTTTACCAAGTTCTTTTACTGTTTCTAGCTCTAGCCTATCTCTATTGAATTGGGCCCTGTCCTGTTCAAATTTAGTCTTTTCTTTTTCAAACTCTGCCTTGGCTCTTTCATCCGCTGACATCTTGGCCAGTTTCTCTGCCTCTGACTTTTCGTCTTCAAGCTTTTTCTCGTATTCTCTTTGCCACTTTTGTTCAGCAGTCTTCATAGCCTGGGTAACTCTCTTATCAGATTCAGATTGGATTAACTTCTGTAATTCCTCTTCTGTGTACGTCTTACCCTCTAGCTTGTTCTCCTCTGGTGGGTTATTCTCTCCACCATTACCAGCTCCTGTATCCTCTGCCAGTAGCTGTAAATTCATCTTAAGCCCCTTATAGTTATTTTCCATCCCTCTAAGTTACCGTCCTTTCTTTTAAATAAAAATAAGACCTTTTAGTGACTTGTCTAGGTCGATATT